TGGCATTTTAAGTGGGAACCAACTTTTAGAGTCAGACAACGCTACCGGCCAAAGCTCTAATTTACAAATAAGTGCTTTAACAGATGGGGTACGGCTGCCAAGCTATAGTGCTTACGGAAATAGAAATGGTGAAAACTTCGTATGCTGGAATTTTAAAGCAGCACCTGGTTTCCTTGATATAGTTACTTATACGGGAAACGAATCAAATCCTAGACAGATTGCACATAACTTAGGTAGTGTGCCGGGGATGATAATTGTTAAAAGTTTAAGCACTGGTAACTGGCTTGTTTATCATAGATCATTAAATAATGGGTCAAACCCCGGAAATTATAGGCTTAGATTAGACGAAGCAAACGCTACAGAATCTGGCACTTCAACATTCGGGGCAACAGCAACAAGCACTCACTTTACGATTAGCACTAACTGCAATTATGCTAACAACTACGTCGCCTACATCTTTGCACACGACGAAGCACAGTTTGGCACGGATGAAGATGAAAGCATTATTAAATGTGGGACTTACATTGGGGGAGGAAGCACAAGCGTAGAGGTAAATTTAGGTTTTGAGCCTCAATGGGTGTTAATCAAAAGTGCAGATACTGCTTACAGTTGGTGGATAGTAGATAGTATGCGTGGCATATCTCCTGGCGATGACGCTGGTATAAAGCCAAATGATAGTGGGGCTGAACAAAACCCCAACCTGTTAGATCTAACGGCTACTGGTTTCAAAACAGGAACTAACGCAAATACCAATAGAGAAGATGATAATTTTATCTACATGGCAATCCGCCGTCCGCATAAGCCGCCGACTGCTGGAACGGAAGTGTTTGCTATGGATACAGGATCTACATCTGCTGCCACCCCAACATTTGACAGTGGGTTTCCTGTTGATTTAGCGTTTCTGGGAAATAACGAATTTCAAACAAGGCTTACCGGTTCCGAATATTTATTCTCTTATAATGCATACGCCCCAGGGACTAATTCAAATATAACTTGGGATTCAAACGTGGGTTGGGGTGCATGGACTAATTTCAGTAGTGTTCAATCGTATATGCTCAAACGTGCCCCAGGTTTCATGGATGTAGTTGCTTATGCGGGGACAGTTACAAGTAGCAGTGACTCACAAACTGTTCCGCATAATTTAGGTGTAACACCCGAGTTAATGTTTATAAGACGAAGGGGCACGACTTCATTCAACGTTTATAACCAATACGTTACAAATCCTCTAACAACAGTTTTATTATTTAATGAAGCAGGAGGTTCAGCTTCTACAAGCAATGCTTGGGGGACGGCGTCATCCCCAACAGCACCAAACGCAAATAATTTTACTGTTGGTTATGCTACTGGTACTGGGTTTATCAGCGCGGGAAATTTTGTCGCCTACCTATTCGCAACCTTACCCGGCATCAGTAAAGTAGGTAGTTACACTGGCAATACTGGTAACGCAATTAACGTTGACTGCGGTTTTACTAATGGTGCAAGGTTTATAATGATTAAACGCACTGATTCTGCTGGTGATTGGTATTATTGGGATACTTTAAATGGCATTGTTAGTGGTAATGATTCATACAATCGTTTTAATTTAACCCCATATCGACATACAGGAACCGATTACGTTGATCCACTTAGTACAGGGTTTACAGTTACTTCATCAGCCCCTGCTGCTCTAAATTACACTGGCGGCACCTATCTCTTCCTTGCAATCGCTTAAACATAACTAACTATGGAAATTAGAAATCGTTCAAATGGTGAATTGACTACCGTTAGTCAGTTCAAAGCAACACAACCAAATACAAGCTTCCCTAAGCAAATTACAACTGACATCCTTGATAGCTATGGCTACGATCCTGTACTAAATGGTGCTGCAGCTACTGTTACTTCTCCTTATGGTGTTAGTACACGTAGTGGTGTCGAAGAGATTGATAGCAAGTGGTTCACTAAGTTTATCGCTGGTCCAGTCTTTACTGACACTACAGATGACGACGGCAACGTCACTACAGCAGCAGATAATGAAGCTGCATACAAGGCACGCATTGATGCAGAAACTGCTACTTCTGTTCGTACACAGCGTGATATCAAATTACACGACACAGATTGGACACAAGCGGCTGATGGCCAACTATCTGATTCAGTTAAAGCTGCTTGGGTTACCTATCGCCAAGAGCTGCGCGACCTAAGTGCAGCTTCCGGTTTCCCACACACTATGGCCTGGCCAACTAAACCATCTTAAATATTATGATTACACTTATCCGTCCAGTTCTGTTCTCTTTTATCCAATCTCCAAAGGTCAAACGACTAATTATTGACCTGCTACGGAAGTTGGCTTCTACAACAGACAACACAGTAGATGATCAAGCTGTAGATTTTATCGAACGTGGATTGTTTGGAGTTAAGTAATGGAGTGGGTTAACCCGCCCCAATTACCCTCTTTAAATCTACCTGAAGCGTTCGTTTTACCTATTCCTATACTAGAGGTACCACAGGCTGATATACCTTCGTATGAGCCGCTTGTAGTACCTCCTAACACGCTTAGACCACCTGAAGGGATAGAGGGTATTAACTCTGATCCTGCTCCTGAAAAGGAAGCTACTAAATCTACAACTCCTAAATCTGCTACTTATACTCCAAAAATAATTCCACCTGAAGCTCAGATCATAGAAGTCCCATTTACGGATATTGAAGTCCCAATGCCGACTACTACGATCATGACTACAGCAGCAACTACAGCTTTTATTTCTGTAGCTGCCACCCTTGCTGGTACATCACTATTTAAATATTTAGTGATGATTATAAAACCAATATTAAAGCAAGCATGGAACAAGATGACAAAAAAGGTGGGGTCATCAAATTCGTCGTCCTAGTCTGGTCTGCCGGACTCCTAACTGCAAGTTATGCAGGATGGATGGAAAAGATGGACCCTACATACGTCGCTTCAATTCTAAGCGGAACTCTAGCAACCTTTTCTATATCAAGAGAAAAAAACAAATGAAGAAACTACTTTTACTTCTTTTACTTGCGGCTCCAGTATCTGCTCAGGTTACGCCTAATTTTACGCAAGGTTCAATGCAGTCAACAACAACTACCACCATTGATATTGACCGAACCATTGCTACCAATGTTTATGGTGGTGAATATTCATCATGGTCAGGTACAAACATAACTCCGAGCGCAGACATAGCTGGAAGCTCAACAACATTTTCAGTACATACGGCTGGCGAAGCCTTTCAACTAGAAGTTGTGACAAGGGCAGCCGGAAAAATCGAAGACAGTCTAGTGACAGAAACAATCGAACAAAATACTGTTACTACTTCCTTATCGGTCTTCTCTCAGTAAACCCAGCGTTTGCTAATGAAGAACCAACAGTACAAAATTCATCTAACCCCGTAGCTGCTGCAACGGGCAATGTTACTAATCAGGCGGTGCAATTCCAGAATAATGGAGCACCATCTCGTCAATACTTTGCAGCAAACAGTAGTTGTAATGGAACAACCATGCAATTCTCGCCCTTTTATATGGGCAACGATACTATTCCACACGATAGTAGTGGGTATGTACGAAGCAATAACTTTGGCTTACAACTGAACTTTTCAGTACCACTAGATGGTGGCATGATAGAAACCTGTAAAAGTATCGCCAGAAAACACGAAGCAAAAATGCGTCTTGACTATGAATTAGTTAGGGCAATTAAATGTACAGAAATTATGAAATCTGGGTTTACTTTTAGACCTGGTAGTCGTGTCGAAATGTTGTGTCACGACATCGTACCAATCGTTTCAATTAAATAATGGAAGCACTAGTAACTGCTGTCATAGCACTAGTTGCTGGCGGCGCAACATTAAACAACAGAATACATAACCGTATTAACAATGTACATGATCGCATTAGTGGTCTTGACAGACGTATCGATGCCATTGAACTTGGCGTGGCTCAAGACTACGTATCTAAGGCTGATTTATCAGTCATGGTTCAACGTATGGAAAACCATATGGTGCGTATTGAAAACAAATTAGATCAAATTGTCCTTAGAAATTAATTTATTATGGCTTACAAAAGAGAACCTTTTCCTACAAATCCACCAAGCATTAAGAATGCTAAACCAAAGACCTCAACTCCAGTTAAGCACTTTCCTGGTCTTGGTATTGCACCAACTATTAAACAGGCTAAAAAAGTAGACAAGGATGCATTTAATAGTAATTTTAAAAAACAAGCTTAATTATGACTTACAAAATTGTTGATCTTCGTACTGAAAAAGTAATTGGTTTTTATGAAACTGCTGAGCTAGCAGAACGTGCAGAATCACACCTCGTACATGAACCAGGTGAAAAATGGTATGCAATTGAAGCACCCGTAGTAAAGAAAACACGAGCCAAAAAAGCTAATGTCAAAAAAGAAAGCGAGTGAAGAACAATTTAATGAGCTACACAATCTAGTTACTAATGAGTTCCTAAACCGTGTTAAATCAGGTGAGGCAACTACTCAAGATTTAAAAGCAGCTTGTGATTGGTTATCAAAGAATGACATTAGTGGTGTCGCCTTTGATGGTAACTCACTTGATAAATTGGCTAACATTATGCCAACTGTTGACCCAGAACTAGTCCAACGGAGGCTATATGGCTCGAAGCTCTAAGCATAGCGGTGCTAAATTTGCTAATGGTAATTATAAATCATACCAAAAAAAGTTAGATGCTACACCTGAACAACGAAAAAAGAGGGCTGATTTAAACGCAGAAAATCGACGCCGTGGTACTTATGGTAATGGAGATGGTAAAGATGTATCCCATAAACGGGATGGATCTACTGTACTTGAATCTATGAAAATTAATCGCGCCCGCGTCGGTAAAAAACGTAAAGCATGACACCCTTACTTCCAACTCCTGATCACTACCTATACAACTTAATAACCATGACATCCTCTGAAGCTAAGCGCCTTT